AGCAGCGCCATATTTATTGTTAACGGCGGATATCAATCTACCTCTCGATGCATTTTTAGCAGCATCTTCATTAAAGCTCTTTGCCAAATTTCTAGCATAATCCGCGTTACCCTTGAGTGTATCCACTCGTTTTCTTCCAGCAGCGGTAAGTGAACCATCTGGATTTTGATAACGCCGTACACCCCAGCGCTGTCCTCGAACGCCATGATGTGCTAAAGCCGGGTCGCCATAATAATAGCCATATAGTTCATCTTTATATGACGGCAATCAAATCCCCTCCTATCCTAATAGACTAATCAAACATGTCACGATTCAACTTAAATGCAACATAAGCATCCATCATTGCTGCGACACTATCGATTTTCTTATCATTACGTTTCTTAAGCAATTTTCTATTGCCATTAGTATCTTCAAGAGTAATACAATTTCCCATACAAAACGACATCAGCTCTTGGTCGAAATTTAACATGCGTTCTTCTGCAAGTTTCTTCAATTCACCAAGAGGTACAGATTCTGTACGAGAACCCTGGATTACTTTTTCGATACCGAATGGACCATTTTCAGTTTGCCATCTATTAACAAACTCTTTAGCATTATATGGATCATATCCAAAGCATACAACATCATAATCTGAATTAACGATGTACGAATCCAAATTGTCGTATACTATGTTCATATCAAGAACAGTACCGTCAAGAACTATCAAACTACCTTCATTAATGAAATCCTCATACTTCTGGCGCATTGCCAAAGGTAACTTCTTTAAAGTAAGTTCTGAAATGTAGCACAAAGTCTTAATACCAAACGATCCATCACGCATTGGAAACATGAAAGTAAATGCACAGAAGTCATCACCTTGAGAAAGGTCAGCTCCCATAGCGCATCGCAACGACCAAAAATCTCTACGACGATGTGGAAGTGTTTCTTCATATGTAAAGAAGTATGTATAACCTTCCATAGGTAATCCAAAACGCTTAGCCAAAATATCATTTCGAGATGCGGGATTCTTTTCAGCTCTCTCAACATCTAGCTGATATGTTTCATAGCTAACAGTTTTGCCAATGTTGGGTTGAGCCTTCATCCACATTTCTGGATGGGCAACTTCTTTTACATCGTCAAGTTTATAGTACCAGATCGATACATGTGGATTGACGTAATCACCCTTAAGGATAGACATCAATTCCATTTTGATTGTATCGCCAGCACTATTTCTAACAGTGCCCTCAGAAGATGTCGCTACTATCAAGTAGTCGTCCATTTTAGAAGCACCTTGCTCGATAGCTCCTATTACATCTTCTCTAATGTCTCCGGAAAGCCACTCGTCAACAGTAGCTACACGAGGACGTGCACCTTGCAGTTTGTCAATAGACATCGGTCGAGTTTCAACTATAGAATTAGTAAGAAAGTTCTCAATTCCTTTTTTAGTTGAAGCTAACTTAGGTCGATTAGCTTTAGACCCAGTAGTATTGTTAATAGATCCTTCTGTTAAGAATTGAAATAAAGGTCCACGAGCACGAGCCAAAGCAGTTCGAATGGGAGAAAGAGTCTCTTCTGCTTGCCTTATTGTTGGCGCAGTGACTATTTGATCAGTAGTACTCGAATCAACCGATACGAAATACCCCTGAATAGAAGCTGCGTACATTGTTTTCGCTGCACCTCGGGAAACTATTAAGTACTGTTTGTTAATTAATCGCTTCTTAATTGCTTTACGAACGTAATGACCGCCATGTCCATCAGGATTTGGTTCATAAACTGATCGTTCAACAAAGTAATACCAACCAAAAATCTGTTCACCCCATAATTTAAAGGTGTCTAACAAATTTAGATCGCTACCATCGGTTAATGTTAACTCATTATTACAAAATTTAATCCAACCTTCAACAGCTTTGTCATCATAGAAAATTCCAGGATTTGCAATAAGATCATCGATACGATTCATCTCCATCGAAATCTCTTCGCAAACAGGAATCTCGCCTCTTATAACCGCGTCACGAAATAAACCATAATATTTCGGCACGGCCGTATTAGATAAGCTCATGCCGACCTCATTCCATTTTGAAATTACATCTTGGTATGAATACCTTGACTTTCAAGGAACATCTTAACCCCAACGCCAACAGCCACACCAATACCAGCAGCGGCACCTTCAACAGCAATTTTCTGAATAGCCTGTTTACCAGTATTCTGTAAAGCTTCGCCAGCAAATTTCTTACCCCGACCAAGTTCCTGTTCAGTAAGTTCACGAAGCTGCTTCTCTTTTTGCAATCTCTTAATACGAGAATCCAACTCGTCATCGCTCAAAAGAGATCGATCTTTAGAAGCGCGCTTGCGATCTTGCTTAATAGCTCGTTTCTTACCAGCATCAGTAAGAGTACCATCAGGATTTTGAAACCTTCTAACGCCCCATCGCTGTCCTAGAATACCATGATGAGAAAGGTAATTGTCTAGCATGTATAAATCACCTCCTCTATTTAACAACGGTATTGTAAAAACTCATGAACTGATCCGCTTGTTCGTATAAGCTAGCATTAGTATTTATTATACCAAGTTTAAAAGACTTGTTTTTTTCGATGAGATCACCAATGTCTTTAATAAGCTCAGCATTAGTTTTAGGTCGTGTTACTCTTTTCGAAACTTCTGAAGCCGCTCTTCTCTTAGCAGCCTCTTCTGCCACTTTACGTGCAGCTTCTTCTTTCATTTTCTTGTTAGCAGCAACAATAGCTCTACTAGTTTCGTGCTTCTTAAGCAACATTTTTGTCTTGTATTGCTTATTAGCGTCCAAAACTGCTAAAGTAGCTTCCGAAGGTTTTTTCGGTACCGAAGATACTGGTGTGGAGCCAAAATTTTGTAAAATACTGCCAACATTAACTTTGCCGGTACTTATAGCATAGGCAGCGCCGCCAATAGCTAAAGCAGCACCAACACCTATAGCTATTTTTCTACCAATATGCTTTTTACTACCTTCATCGGATTCTCGTTCTCGCTTCTTGCCAGCTGTTGTTCGAGTTCCATCAGGATTTTGAAACCTTCTAACGCCCCATCTTTGGCCTAGAATGCCATGATGGTAAAGTTCATTTTGATCGTACATAGCATTCTCCTATATGTCAATCTTAGCCAATTGGTTTTTACGATAAGCTACTCGACCATTGCCATAAACGCCCTTAGATACTTTTCCAAGATCATATCCGGGAGTAGCTAAAGCTAGTTGTACACCAACTTCTCCTCGTAAAGCAATAAATCGAGCTACCTTGCCAGAAGGTGAATGAATATCAGTAACTCGCTTATTCATAAGATCAGCCATATGACGGTTGTAAGCGTTGATAGCTTTCTTGCTAACTCGACCGTCGGCATTTAAATAACCTGGCAACTTCGATAACTCTTTATTATATGCCTTCATGTCTTTAGCAACAGACTTATGGGCTTTTTTAAGAACCTTGTCATTATTCTTAGCAGCCCATTTAGCATCAAGTTTGTCGTAATGACGTTTTCCAGCATCAGTAAGAGTTCCATCAGGATTTTGAAACCTTCTAACGCCCCATCGCTGTCCTAGAATACCATGATGGTAGAGTTCTTGATCATCCTGTAACATCGCCACCTCCATTATCTACTAGTATATTCATACGAAATTCTAGCTCGGAGATACGATCTTTATAAGCCTCAACAACACTCGACGAAGAAGGGGGATCGAAGATGATAGCAGTTTTCAAATGTAAGTAATCTAATACAACATTCTTCGGAACCGAAGTTTTATAATCTTCCCAAATAGTTGTATCGTCGATCGAAAATGGAGTAGAGGGTCCTATCCCTAGTTGATACAAACTAAAGAAAGCTCCATTGACATAAGATTGTATATCTGCGTCGAATTCTGTCGTACTGTCATCTATGTTAAGAAGTTTCTTAACTGTCGACAAAATTATAGAAGATTCGTCCATCAATCGTCACCTCCTAAGTCAATACAGCCTTCATAAATCCATCCTTTAGGGCGAATAGATTTGTAGAATTTTCGGCCAGTCCAATCATAACAGATTTCATTAGGATCAATCTCAATAGTAGAACCCATTTTGATTACATTATTCTCTGTTCTAGGGCCATCGCGTATTCCAGAAATCTCCTTATCACGCCAAGGAATCCATGGCGTCTGGCGAATAGATGCTGACTTGCAATTGACTATCGTAACTCGACGAGAAGCCATTCGTTCCTCCTTAGCCTAAAAAACACATACTTATATGAAAGGTAGGTGATACAAATGTATAAAGTAAAAAGTATTCTAAAAGCTATTCATGCATTCATAGTCATAAATAAGTTAGAAGCTTCTGAAGTTGAGTACATCGCTCGTCTTGCTGAAGCAGCTAAGATTTGTGAAGATGAATATACATGGATGCTGTTTAGCAATATGTTCGACAACGATGCTATATGTCAAACCTATTTAAGATTTGAAGCCTCGCTAGATTAACTAGTGGGGTTTCTTTTTGTCTTTACCAAAGTTTAGTATCGCCAGGACTACGAGGTTTGTAGTCCTCAACTAGTAGAGATTCATCACCATAGTGTATAGCTCGATGCGTCATAGGATCTGCGCATATTAGATTGTTCGGATCAAACAATATTGGATCCTCGTTTTCCAATTGTTCTAAAGAAACTGGATTTATATGGTGAACGTGAATACGGTATCCAATCTCTCTATCTGCCATAGCAAGATCGCAGCCATTGTCTCGAATGATTACTTGGTTACGAACAGAACGCCATTTATCAGAAGTATAGAATGACTGATTAACAAAGCGAGCAAAACCAAAAATATCTTCACCAACTTTTCCATAGAGCTTTAAATATTTAAAGCGTTCTTGAAAAGTAGGAATTTGTATTAGTTCGTGGTAACACTTAATCATCTGTCTGGCCACTGTATTCCCTAAATGCTTCGATAGCTTCTTGATACTTAATATCGCTACGCTTTGCAGAATCAACTGCATCTCGCTTCGATTCAAGGAGCATCGTTTCTGCCTCTAGTTTCTTTTTTTCAAGTTGTGCTTTTGCTGCACCCATTCTTAGAAAGTGTACGATTTCTTGAGCAGAAGCTTCTTTGTTCATAAGGCGCTCTTCAGCTAGATCATAAGCCATCGAAATGAGCTGATTCTCTCTATTCTCTAAACTTCGAGCAGGAGGACCAGATCTTGTTGAACTTTTGGCTCCCTTTTTACTAGTTGACATTAACTTATCTCCTCTTTAAATATCTTTTAATTCACTTCATCTATACTTCTTCGTAGAACCCTTAGAGTTTTAATGAGTTTTGTGCCGCCACAGTCCACAGAAAGGTTTTGGATCTTTAATAAAGGAGGTCTCGACGAGTGAAACATCGAGATAAACATGCCTACGCCCAGAAAAGCATGCTATCAAAACCCTAAAGGCTCTACGAAAAAGTATAAGATTGTCCAAACACATAAAATTTGCCAATAAAAATATCAATTGCCTTTGGAAATTAACCCTCCGGGGAATTTTTAAAG